AACAAAAGTAATTATGAGTACATTTGATGAAATGATGAAGAGTTATGAAAATTCGCAAAACACGAATAATAGTAACAGTAAGAAAAAAACATACGATTTAAAAAATTATTTTAATACGTATATTGAACCAGAATTCAAAGAGGGTGAGAAAATTATCCGTATTGTAAACACATCTGGTAAACCTCAATTTTGGGACACATTATGGGGTCATAAAATACAAGTAGGGAAAGATTGGAAAACATTTCCGTGTTTAAAGCACGAGGAAAACGAACCATGTCCTTTTTGTGAAGCCAGAGAAGCACTTCTTGCTACTGGACAAAAATCCGACAAAGAGTTAGCTAAAAAGTATTCAGCTAAAAAAATGTTTATCATTAAAGTTATCGAGAGAGGTAAGGAAGATGAGGGTGTTAAATTCTGGAGATTTAATTACTCATGGATGAAAGATGGTACATTAGATAAGATAATGAAAGCTATCGGAACTGTTAAGCATGATGTTACTGACCCAGAAACTGGTAGAGACTTAATCGTTAACATAGCTAGAAATCAGTTTGGTATACCAGTAGTTCAGTCAATCACATATCCACTTGAGTCTACTAAATTATCAGAAGACCCAGAACAAGTTAAAACCTGGTTAAGTGATGAGAGAACATGGAGAGATGTTTATGCTACTAAAGACTACAACTACTTAAGTATTGTAGTTCAAGGGTACACACCAGTTTACAATAAAGAAAAGGGTATGTTTGTAGCTAAAGAAAAAGAAGAGGCTGGTGTTGACACTAACACGCCAGAAGATAACTTTGATTCGGAGTTAACTATGGGTGGTGGCGAAACCGCTTTCGCTGCGTCAACTGAGCAATCTACAACTACTTCAGACAGTGCACCATCTGCACCATCTGTACCTACTACAGATGTAGAAGATGAGGATGACCTACCTTTCTAAGGTATTATACATAAAATAAATAATGGGTGTTATCGCACCCATTTTTTATCTTCAGTTGTTTTTAAAAAAAAATAAATAAATTATAAATTAGATTAAATATGAGTAAAAAAGCACCTAAGAAGTCTGTAGATAAAAAATCTTTCGACTTAGGAAAATTTAAAAAGAGTAAAGGTATGGACATTACCGTAAAAGAAAAAGACTTGACTTGGATACCATTATCCGATTCGTTTCACGAAGCTTTAAAAATACCTGGATTGGCTAGAGGTTATTTTACGTCTTTTAGAGGTTATTCTAACACTGGTAAATCAACAGCTATTTATGAAGCTGTGGCTGGAGCTCAGAAGATTGGTGATTTACCCGTTATAATGGAAACGGAAGGTAACTGGTCATGGGAACACGCTAGAAACATTGGTGTACAATTCGAAGAAGTTGTTGATGAAGAAACTGGTGAAATAATTGATTATGAAGGTGATTTTATTTTCATGAATGGTGATGACTTAATGCAAAGATATCAGTGTCTTGATTATTCAAATGGTAAGGAAGGTACTAAGGTACTAAGAAGTGAACCAGTTATTGAGGATATTTCAAGATTTATGACTGATTTACTGGATGCTCAAGCGGAGGGTGATTTACCAAGAAACTTATGTTTCTTATGGGATTCAGTTGGTTCGTTAAATGGTTTCAAATCAGTTATGTCTAAATCAAATAACAACCAATGGAACGCTGGGTCTATGGAGACAGCATTTAAATCATTGGTTAATCATAGAATTCCAGCATCAAGAAGAGTTGGTAAAGAATTTACAAATACTTTTGCAGTTGTTCAGAAGATTTGGTTAGATAATGAAAATAAAGTTATCAAACATAAGGGTGGTGAAGCGTTCTTCTACTCACCTAGGGTTATTGTTCACTTCGGTGGTATATTATCACACTCAAGTGTTAAATTAAAAGCTACATCTGGTGGTGAGACTTACCAATTCGGTATTGAAACTAAAGTTAGATGTGAGAAAAACCAAGTTAATGGTGTAGAGGAACATGGTAAATTAGCGTCAACACCACATGGATACTGGAATCCAGCGAAGATTGACCAATACAAAAAGGAACATAGAGATTATATACTTGCAAGGCTTAATACTACACTTGACGATTTTACTATTGAAAAGGAAGATATTGACTTTGATGGTGGTGATTTAAAAGCTTAATTATTAACTTTTCAAAAAGCATGGATGAAAAGAAGACCTCCAAAAAAAGGTAGTGTAAGAAAAACTACCCACAAACAAAATACTCTATTGGTTGATGGTAACGCCCTTTATAAAAGGGGTGTTACTGGGGCCAAAAACGAGTACAACTCAAAAGGTGCCCATATCGGTGGTATCTATCAATTTTTAACAGTTCTAAGAAAATTAATGGAACAAGACTTATACCATAAGGTATTTGTTTTTTGGGATGGTGAATTTTCTGGGAAATTAAGATGGGAGTTTTACAAAGATTATAAAAGTAGTCGTGGTAAAGATTTCATAAATGGTACAAAACCAGAAGATTTTGAAGAAATATTACAAAGACGAGTAGTGTTTAACTATCTTGAAGAATTATATGTTAGACAATTAATTGATGAAAAAGTTGAAAGTGACGATTTTATTGCGTATTATTGCAATGTTATGAAAGATGTTGAAAATATTACCATAGTCACAAGTGATAGGGACTTATGTCAATTGATTGATGATAATGTTAAAATGTACATTCTTGACAAGAAGAAATATATTAATAAACATAATTTTAAAGAAGAGTTTGGTTATCATTATGAAAACGTAGCGGTAATAAAGATATTAGCTGGTGATGCTAGTGATGATATAAAAGGTGTTAAAGGTGTTGGTGATAAAACATTAATTAAATTATTCCCACAATTAACTGAAAGAAAGGTAACATTAAATGAAATATTAGATTTAACTAACGAATTACGTCAAGCACGTATTGATGGAAAGAAAAAACCATTGAAATCGTTAGAAAATATAGCTAATGGGGTTACAGATGGGATACAAGGTGAAAAGCTTTACGAAATTAATACTAGATTAGTTGATTTGACTATGCCACTATTAACTGAAGAAGCGGTAGAGGAATTAGATATTTTAATGGAATCACCGTTAAGTGATGATAGGAGTATTAAGAACGCTTATAGAATGCTTAATGAACACGGAATAGATAAAATGTTAGGTCAAACTAGATATAACGAATACTTTCTTCCGTTTAAAAAACTTATGGAAAGAGAAAAGAAAAATAATTTAATAAAATAATAAAATATGAAGAATTCAAAAAACACACAAAAGAATTTTTGGGAAGATTTCAGATTTGATTTTGCTCTATATAAAAATGAGCATGCATTCATAGATGATGATGAGAAAACTGGACTTATATGTCACAGAGCTTTGGACATTAGAGGGTACAATGAAGACGTACTAAATTCCTTTGAAATTAAAGAGTTAATGGATAACATTACTGGTACACATACACCTATTTTGGGTATAATACCAAGATGTCTTAGTCAACAATCTAAAGATAATCTTTGGGATATCCAAGACAACCCAAGAAAGTACTGGAAAATAATCAATGATTATGTAGGCGTTAAAGACATTTTTAAGGATGAAGATGTTTTCACATTTGAAATTAAAGTGGATAAAAGGGTGGTAGCCAAAAGTTCATTCTCTGGTAACCTATTCCCAACAGATGTTAGGAAGGGTGTTAACATTAGAGAAGTGATACCAGAAATCATTTCAGAAATACAAGAATATTTCTCAAGAGATGAGTATACAATGGTATATGAAAGTGTTAGATAAAAATAGTCTAACACTTTGTAGTTTATTAAAAAAAAAGATATTTATTTAAAACAGTTTTAAAACAATGGGTAAAATTAATAAAGATAATTTAGGTTATTTAGGTATAGACTTTCAATACAGACTAACACAGCAAATTCTAGTTGATAGGAAGTTTGGTGAGTCAATTATTGATATATTAAAACCTAATTACTTTGAAGATGCTTTCTTAAGAACTGTTACTGCTAAGATAAAAGATAATTATGATGAGTATAGTGTGATTCCAGACATAAATAGTCTGGAAACATCACTCGTTGAGCATGTTACAAACGATATTGATAGACAAATGTATATTGACCAATTAAAAAGGGTTAGAAATGCAGAGTTAAACAACGGTATGAAAACTCAAGATACTGCAATGAAGTTTTGTAAACAACAAGAGTTAAAGAAATCGGTAAAACAAATTCAACAAATAATCGATAAAGGTAACTTAGAGGATTACGTTCAATGTGAAGATATACTTAGAAAAGCGTTAGATGTCGGTGACAATAAAGATGATGGTATTGAAGTTTTTCATGATTTAGAAAACGTAATGTCAGATGATTGCAGAGAACCAATACCAACTGGTATTAATGGTTTAGATGGTATTATGGATGGTGGACTAGCCAAGGGAGAGTTAGGTGTTATTTTAGCGGCTTTTGGTGTTGGTAAGACTACTATGTTTACCAAGTTAGCTAATCACGCTAAAAACATGGGATATAATGTCCTACAAATATTTTTCGAAGATAACCCAAAAGTTATCCAGAGAAAACATCTAGCTTGTTGGATGGAAGGTAAGTACACACTTAACGAGCTAACCATAAATAGAGATGAAGTGTTGAAAGTAGCTAGAGAACAAGAAAATAGACCAGGTGTGATTAAACTTAAGAAGTTCCCTAGTGATGGTACTACAATTCCACATATAAAACAATACATCAAAAAACAAACAGCTTTAGGGTTTAAACCAGACATTGTATTAGTTGATTACATTGATTGTGTACAACCTTCAAGAAGAGTTGATGATGTAAATGTTGGGGAAGGTCAAGTAATGAGAGAATTTGAAACAATGTTAGCTGACTTAGATTTAGTTGGTTGGACTGCGGTTCAAGGTAATAGAAGTGCTATCAATGCAGATACTGTCGACTCTACGATGATTGGTGGTTCTATTAAGAAAGGTCAAATTGGGCACTTTATCGTATCTATAGCTAAGTCGTTAGACCAGAAAGAAAGTGGACATGCTAATA